TACTTTCACTCATTTTCTGTCTCAATTTTAGATCAGAGCATAGCTTAAACTACTGTCCGGATTTCGGGGTCCACTATAGTTTTCCAGGGCTTCGATTTCGCCGTCGTCGAGCACCAACAATTCTAAAAATTTACTGGTATTGCTGATACTATTTCCCAAAAGTGCCAAATTGGCACTTTTGGAGGTTTTTATTGCGGCTTGCATAAAACGTGATGCAGTACGATAGGAAAAGCCAATCAACTCAATTCGTGGCTTGAATTCTCCATGCGGCGTCAATTCCTTCAAAATCAATAGCCGCTTACCCAGCTCCAGACAGGCTTCTACCGTTCTGCGCTGGTAAAACCGGATTTCGTCCTCTAACGCCCCAACCGTCAACGTACCGTCATAACCCAACTGTCTCGCCATAAATTGCGCGTTATCACTCGCGGTTTGGTCCATTAGCGCCAGCGTATTGGCGGCCTGCACCGCTTCCGCTACGCGCCCCGTCGGGTCATCAGGAATAATGACCTGGGTGTTTTCCACTTCAGTTTTAGTTCTCGCCATTGTCACTGCCTCGGTTGATGCGATTAATTGCTTGTTGTGTTTCGGTCTCATGGCCGCCGTATAAGCGAGATTTGATTTCAGTCAGCCGTTGTTCGGCAGCATTGGGTGAGTTCAAGATTTGCACGGCTTGCCGGGCCAGGCGATGACTGGGTCGTAATCGACCTGTTTCCGGCACCCGCTCAGCATAGCCGGCCCTTACCAACGTTCCCGAATAGCGGGTAATGTCGCTGGCTTTAAATCCGGTTTCTTTTGCCAGTTCGGAATTGCTGAACCCATGCGCGAAGTTTCTGAGGAGCACGTCCAATACGGCGAAAACCTTTAAAGCGCTGATAGTGTCTTGGGTTGCCATTTATTCATCCTCATCGCAATAGCTTGCGAAATAACACCCGCAATCCCGTTCATCCGGGTTGACGTCATGCCTTCCGCAGTCATGACAAACCCAGGTCGAGTCTTCGCCACCCGTGGCATAGCGCGAATAATTTCCGGCATCCTCCAGTCACACGCCGTCTTCAATAATTTGTAAATAATTCATGCTCATTCCTCATCAAACGGCAGCTCAGGCTGCTGGTATTTCTCAACATTGCCCTTGTGCCAGGCAATGCGCTCTAACGTGGTTTGTATGGCCGCCAACGTGCCATCCAAATTATTTTGCTCGGCGTAAAACTTAATCAGCTCGCCAATCATCTCGTGGGTGACTCATAAACACCGACCACCAGACTGATAACCTCCAGATCGCCGCCCAACTTACCGCGCAGGGCCTCATTGGGCACATAGCACATAAAGGGATAGTCATTGACGTTAAACGCTTTCTTAAAGCCGACAAAATGGGTGGCCGATTTGCCGTATTGGTCATTAAACAGCGCATCCAGCGCACTATCCATAAGCAACTGCGTGCGCAATTCCAGCAAACCGGCCAAATCACTCATATAAGCATCACTCATCAGCCGCGCCCCAGGTTAAGTTGCCCAAACGCCGCACCCGTCACATCGGCCAGGCCCAACGCCTCGCGCGTCAACAAACTCGCCAGCGTCAGCGCGTTTTTCTCATGCAGCTTAGCCAGGGCGATTAACGGCGAATCATCACCCAATGCACCGCCGGCCGCCGCCAACTGCTTCGCCCAGGCCTGTGCAATCGCGGTCAACGGGGCGCTGGGCAACACAATATCGGCAATGGGATAGTTCCTGGCGTTTAGCTGCATATCGACAAACACATCGGCGGCTTCAAGATGCTGCTCGGTGAGGTTGGATAATGCCGGGTCGGAATAATCGGATAACAGCGAATATCTAGCCACCTGCGCCCCCTGCCATATAACTGGCCAGAACCGATCGTGCCGCATTGCCCATGTCGGTCTGACGGTTTTGCGTGTCGGCGAAGAAGAACGGATGCGGGCGGCTGCCATGATGTTTAAATTGCCGCCGGACAATATAGCCTTCGCCGCCGGTGACCTTCATTTTCACACCTTTACGTCCAGGCATAGGCCCAATCACCCAGTCTCGATGCCCGACGAATTCGCCTGTGCCATACTCTATATAATAAGCCAACTCCCTAAACTCGATCAGCCGATCAGGGGCGCCGTCTTCGCCAGGGGTAACGTGCATACCTGAATTTACATAAACCTCGGCTTCCCCATTGGTTAATGGTCGCCAATTGATGTTTTGTGCCAACTGCCCGCGGGATACAAAACTATGCCCATCAGCAATCCAATTATGCGTATCCGTGATGTATTCCTGGGCAGCGGCATTAGCGACATGCTGAGCAATATGCGGGTTACTCATCGCCGCCAACACCGACGGCACATTACCCAAATCCAGCGATATATCAAACATTCGCGCCCCTCATTAACAAAATGCTTATAATGCGTTTTAAGCAACAAAACCCACAAACCCAACCCAAGCTACCGCTTTTATTTTTAAATGAAATTTAAACGGTTTTTAAATGGATAGGATTTGACGTCTACTTCTTGTTTATCGCCGGTTTTGTTTTTGCATCGTCACCGGCCGCCTCGTCACCGGCGACCTCTTCACCCGCCCCGGCATCAACCGGCGACGCATAACTATAACTGCCGCCGGCGACACATTCCCGCGCATCGATGGCCTCGCGCAAAATCCCATTACCGTCAGCATCAAAAATTTCAACCTTAGCCATGTCCGTCTACTCCAGCGCAATAAAGGCAGAATAATTAATACCGGTCGCCACCGTGCCGGCGACTTTGGTGTACAGCCGCACATACCGGTAAACAGTGTCGTTTTGCTCATTGCGAAACGGCACGACAAAACGCCCGGTATCGGTATCGGCATCGGCAGGCGCGGTGGCGTTGCCCATTTCAATTTGCGCCAGGCACACGCTACCGCTAGTCATCGCGGCAACATTGCTGCCTTCCAGACAAATGGTATAAATCTCGTCAGTGCTAGCGACCTCAAGCGCCGTAACATCCAGCACCAAATTGCCGTCAACAAAGCCTGCGCCTAAATCAATAATAGTGCTCGCGGCGGCAGATGCCGCCACTAAACCGCTCGCCTTTAGCAATAAGGCGGCGTCATAAGTAAAACGTGAATGCTGTCCCATATAAACCCTCTTACGCCGTTACGGCGGCGTCTGCGATTGAATAAAGTCGGGTGACGGCACGACCGTGCATAATGCACAAACCGCTAAACCACTCGACCCGCGTCCGGTATTTCGGCTCCGATTGCAGCAGGCCCAAGTCGAACACCTGCATGCCGCCGTTTTCGATACCCGTTAACATGCCGTCACCGATGCTCAGCACATAAATAGATGTCGCCGTTGCCGTACCGGACGTTGCCGCTTCAGTGAACGGCAAAATGGCCGCGCCTTCGTTGTCCAGATCAACGGTCATAATCGGCAGGTCGTTATAAACGGTCACGGTCTTGCCGAAGGCGTCCTTCTGATAACTGATAAAGCCGCCGACTGCCGTATTACGCGCCGCCTGCGTCAAGCGCCTGCGCATCGCCTTGCTCATCAACAAATGCGTCGGGTTCAGCGTCTGGTCAATCACCTCATCGAGTTTGGCGAGTGACAAAGCCGTCCCATTAGCGGTACTGCCTGCGGCAATCTTTTGGTTACCGGTCACGCGCGCTTGCAGGCCGTCAAACTCCAGCGGGTTAGCCGTCGAATCGCCTTTGATAAAGGTTTTCGTCCAGGCCAAACCCAGGGCGCGCACTTTCATCGCCTCCTGTATGGAGCGCTGGTCCATGCCCATCGTCTGCACGATAAAGGTGTCCACATCCAGCTCGCCACCGGCAATCACCAAAGGCTCGGAAAGCGGGTTTAACACGCCGGTCGACGCGGTATAAGACTGGTTAACACCACGAAAACCAACGCCCGGTAAGGTTTCCTGGCGGTTGTATTTCAGTGAATTGCCGGCAATGGCCGCAAACGGCAACGCCGTCAGAATATCCGCCGACGCTGCGTACAACTCAATAATGGCGCGACGCACGGTATCGCCGGTCTCAAGCTTCGCCGCTTCAACTAAAGTAAGTGACATTATTTAACTCCTGATTGGCGGGCCGCCTTAAGGCGTTCCAGTGGATTGAGATTATCGTCCCGGCCTTTATCAGCCCCGCTGATCGGGGCGACAGACGGTGCGCCCGAACCGGTGCCGCCCTGCGCCTTGGCCAGAAACGGCTTTTCAGCCAGCAAGGCTTTAACGGCGTCGCTCACCGGCTTACCGCCGATCGTGACCGTACCGTGGTCATCACACGCTGCTTGTCCGGCCAGCAACGCCGTAATCACAGACGGGTCAAGCGCATCGACCGCTGCTGTCAGCACCGCATTGTTGATGGCCGCCTGTTCAAATCGGGTTTTGTACGCCTGGGCTTCCTGGGTTTTGTTGTCGGCCAGTTCCTGCAACTTGCCCTGGGCTTTCAAATTGGCCTCGGACAATGCCTTTAAGTCGGCGTGGCCGGTGGTTTCCTGCAATTGCTTGGCAAAATCGGCCTGTTGTACCGCCAAGGCCGCATTGATTTGCGCCTG